GGATAGAAATCAACGAGATTAAAAATGATAAGTGGTTAAGGGAGATTTCCTCATCGTCCACTGTTATCTACACTCATGTGTTTGAAGCAGATGAGGACTCTGAGAAGAAGGCAGAAGAGCTGGGGATGTCACTGTATGACTATGCGGTACATTCTAAGAATGAACAGAGGGACACCCTCATGGAGAAGGCGATGGAGTATGACAGAAGTGCGCCCAATATGTGGATGGTGGTTCACTCTACCGAAGAAGGGAACAAGTTCAAGAAGTTCGAGTGTATGGAAGAAATACTCAGGGAGTTGTTCTATGGTCAATGCGACATCTACATAGAATTCAAAGGGATAAACAGAATCATCAGAGATGATGGGGTTTACACCATCTATCAATTCACACCCACTGGAAGGATGAGGTGGGAGGAGATGTTGGGTAAGAGGAAATATGACGATTATATGATGCAAATCACTTACATGATACATTCAATGTTCTTGTATAGGGGTATGCTTCAGAGTGGCGGAAGGAAATGGTATAAAGGAGTTGGTACAGGTGGCAAAAAGAGGGTCAAAGAAGAGTAAGAAAGAGACGAAAGTTAAGACGAAAGAAGAGATAGCGAACGAACTACTGTTCAAGATGTTCGAATATAGCAACGGAGATGCTACGATTCTCCTGGAGTTGTGTGCAAATATCTCTGCAAAGAGTTTGATTGTAATTGAGTTGGATGCGGTGTTCGAGGAGACGGGAGAGAGCCCCACTCTGGATTTCTTGATTTCCAACTTCACAGAGAATGTAGCAACATTCGCCAGAGCTATGAAGGATGCCGTCAAAGCCCCAGTAGAGGTGGAAGATGTCAATTGAGGAGAATGTGAGGGAAGTCACGATGTCCTTGCATGACACCCTCTCCACCCTGTCGAACATACAGGGGTTGACGTGGGGAGAGTTGTTCGAGGGATATGCATTCCATCTCTGCACTCTCGCAGAGTATCTTGCATCATGGGGAGGGGAAGAAGAGGACACATCGGATGCCAAATACATCCTGCAAGCTCTTCTTAAAACATCAACTTCAATCTTCAAGAAGTACGAAGCTGACAAAGTAGAGGAGTTTAAGAATGAACCCAAGCTCAAGTGAAGCCATCTGTTTCACTGTGGATGGGAAACCCGTCCCCCAGGGTTCCATGAGTGCATTCCCTTACATGAGAGACAACGGAAAGATGGGGGTGCGTATGACACATAAGAAAGCTTCTGCCCTGGACAAATGGCGAGAGGAAATACGCAATAAGTTCATAGCTCAGAATGTGGACGGATTCTATGCACCCAAGGGAGAGGGAGTAGTACTCACACTCGTATTCGCTCTTCAGCGTTCTAAGAGCAATAAGGATAAGAACCCTGTGAAGAAGATAGGAGACCTTGACAAATTCGTTAGGGCTGTTAACGATGCACTCACGGGGGTTGCCTACGAGGATGATTGTCAGGTGCTGGAGATAAACGCCACAAAGTTGTTCACGACCCATGATACGGGACCATACACAACCATAATGATAAATAAGGTTTTATAGGGGTGTTACTATATCCTCATCTATGATAGACTTACCTGAGCTTCGTGGCAGTACGAAGGACATAATCCTGGCAGAGAAGTTGCGTATGAAGGCTATAGAAGATTTTGATAGTCCGAAGGGGGTAGAATACATACAGGGCATAGATAACGCCACGCACTGGATAAGGATGTATGCCATGGGTACCCCGTCCTTCAGCCAGTTGAAAAGGGCGTATGAGTTCGCAGTCAAGGACAGAGAAGATTGGGTTGTGGTCGAGGTAGAGAGAGCGAAGGTCTATCAGTATCTCGGAGACAAAGATACGTACCGTGTGGGGTCTTCTTCTTTATACAGCAACGACCCTTTGGTGAAAGTCTTGGTGAGGAAGAAGAATCTGCATAAGGTAGACCAGACTCTGACCAAGATTGCGAATTATTTCTAAACTTATTTCTAAACTTATTTCTATAGTCCCCTGGTCCATCGGTAAAGATTCCTCACTTTGGATGAGGAGAGGTAGGTTCGATTCCTACGGGGACTACTTTTTATCCATCTTGAGGCTCTCTTCTAACCCCTCTTTCAACGTCTCTTTGATTGAAGATGCATAATCTAGATTGATTCTGGTGTACTCTCTGAGGGTGTGAATGATAGTAGTGGAGAGCAACACGAACCCTGCACCTATGGCTGAAGTGACGAAGTTATAGAACCAGATATCGTCTATTGCATCCAGGGATATCACCCCATACTCATTCAGGATGGCTTCTACTGCGAACATTAAGATAAGATTAATGGTCAAGGAAGTGATTAGTAGAATGGAGTTCCAAAGCACATCTCCTAAACGTAAGCTCTGCAGCATGACCCCCTATATTTTGTGAGATATAATAATAAATGGATACAGACCATTATATACAACTAAGCTCATGACGTACTATGGTAAAAATATATACGGCCATGAAGAACATAGCAGAATCATATGCGAAGATGGATTTGAAAGGGTGGAGACCTCAGAAGGTAGCCAACCTTGATGAGCCCGAATACTGGGCCAACGTGTGCGGAGCAGGAAGAGCAATCATCTTCAAAGTGAGGAAGGGTAGGAAAGAAGCCGAGGTAATAATTTTTTCGGACACTCCGAAGGGGGAGGTGCGGAATACTCTGACGGTAGACGGGGTTCATGTCCTCACGCAGAAAGATGGAGACGGGTGCGCAGTCAAGCTCATCAACACCAAGAAGAAACAGAGTGAGATTGTCCTTATCTATGATAAGAAGTTCGCAGATGAGGATGGGAATTTCGACTACGAGAAGGGTATGAAGTCCACCATGAAGAAGATTGAATCCGCCATGAAAGATATGAAATAAAATTAAAAGGTTTAAGGGTGGGGTTATGCCACTACATGCCTAACCCTGTCCTTCAACTCAGCAATCTTTCCCTTATTCCATTGCTTTATCTTGGACATATATCCCGTTACCCTTGTTATTCCCTCTACGTGCTCCGACCCACAATGAGGGCACTTCTTGACCAATCCCCTTGTAGTTCTATCACAATCCAGGCAGGTTGTGAACTCAGGCGTTATGTCGAATTGAGAACAGGTTGTGTGCTCATACACTTTCTTTACCAGAGCCTTGATTCCTTCGGGAGAAGGCTTGTTCTCTCCAACCCAGATATGAGTTATCGAACCAGCAGTAATGAGGGGGTGAGTCTTGCCCTCGAGTTTAATCCTCTCTATGGGGCTTATGTCGCTATCTACGGGCACATAGGAAGAGTTTGTATAGTAGACTCCGCCCGATTCGTGGTCTCCCTTGAACAGGCATTCGTATTGTGGGTACTTCGCCCTGTCCATCTTTGCGAACCTGTATGCTGTGGTCTCGGCAGGTGTCTGCTCAAGGATGGTGTGTATCCCGAATTCCTTTGAATACTCCTTGCACTTCTGATTCATATAGGACAGAATCTTAAGCCCGTACTTTGCCGATGCGGGGGTATCTCCGAACTCTTCGCCTGTGAGTACCCTTATGGTCTCTGAGAGCCCTACAACGCCAAGCAAAGCCTTGCCACGGTCAAGTCTGAAGTACGGCTCACCGTCATGATTCATTGTAAGCACCGCAAGGGGTCCGTCCTCACCCATATCGAGCAGGGCTCGGAGATACTTCTTCTTGGTCACATGGGCTTTCATAGCGAGCCTCATGCTCTTATCTAAGTTCGCACAGAACTTATCATAATCCCCCTCTGCTTCTATAGCACAACGAGGCATATTGATGGTAACATTCTGTATCGCTGAGTGCCTTACTCTCCAAGGCTCCTTCGCTTCCTCGAGGTCGTCATTAGATAAGTCAAATGTCAAGCGACAGTTGTGTGTAATGATGCCGTTGGGTAAGGTGAAGTAGTGGTCGGGGAAATCTTCCTTGAATCTGGGGGGTCGGGCATCATTTAACACCTCTAAACAATACACCATTTCCTCGTTATAATCCTTTATTTCTCTGACTGATTCTATAGGGACGAACTGCAAATCTTTATTCCCCCCATCTATAGTTATTCGCACAAACTCGTATTTGTACAACATATCTCCCTTCTGTAGATACTGCGCTTCTTTCTCCCCCACCGATGTGGGGAATATATGGTCCTCAGTTACAATCATTGGGCCTTCTCCCTCCAGTATCACCTCAAACATCCTCCTCCCATTTCTGGGAGTCTCCACCTTTCTACACTTCAATCCAAACCCCATGTGGAATACATTCAGATTATCTCCTTCAACGTCCTTCAGCCGAACTATGCGCCCCTTCCAACCCAAATAATCAGATACGATATCCATCAAAATAACCTCTTGATTTCCATCAAAGCAACATTGGCTTATGCGAGCAGTCTTTCCTCTGTCGATGATGAAGTAGGTGTTGCCCTTCTCCGATGCGACCGAGCATATCTTATCAAGGAATTCCTCATGGCCTTCTGTCTCGAACATCTTCGCAGTTATGTGTACGTTCGCCTTGGGGAAGAAGAAGGGTCTGCCCTTAGAATCTCCTTCATAGTAGACATCGAACAACGCCATTACGAACGCTTGAGACTCTTTGAGATAGTCCTTGTAGGGTTTGCCTGTACCCTTTCCGCCAGGACCTATCGCTTCTACATCTGCATAGTGGTCGGGAATCTCCCAGTATAAGTTCAAATCACTGAATACGGCTTGGCCTCCTCTGCTTATTGCTTGTTGTGCGAACTCAAATACGAGTATCTGAGCGAGTTGTTTTATCTCCGCATAGCTCTTTCCTACAATATAGGGAGCTATCGCCATGTTGACTGCATCCCATCCCACTGCACCTGCGAAGCACCCCTGCAAGGATGCAGAGAACTTCACAACCTGCTCTAATAGTACCTCTGCGTTCTTGGCTGGTTTAGCCGATGAGATAGAGGTTGGTAGGTCCAATCCATACTTCCCGACATACTGTATCGGATTGCCACCACAATAATTCCTGTCAGGCATACCCAAATCGTGTATGTGTATGTCTCCCCTCATATGTGCTTCAGCCACATCCTTATCCAGGACGCTGTTGAGATAATATCTCTTCTTTACGGCTTCCGCTATGACGAGATTGGTGGCTTCGGGCCCCCTCGGGACGTTGGAATTCTCGTTGTTCTTTTGCGTTATAATGTTCCCCACCTCTGTCGGGGAGAATCCTATCAGCTGATGCTTCAACACCTCACTCTCAAATCCTCTCTCAATCAGCTTAGCATCGACAATCTCCCTGACGAGGGATGATGTGACCGTAGTGAGTCCTGATGCCTTGATGATAGAGGAAACCTCATCAGCAATCTCCTTTGCAACCTTCTCTCCTACGTTCGTTTCGGTTGTCAGAACCTCTGCTATCCGAGTGCTGTCCCAATCGACTAACACGTTCATATCATTCTGTACGAACAGTGAAGAGTCGGTAACGTCTGCTTTACGTCTGCTCATATAATCACGTAAGACCGCCATAGTCCTATCAAATATATAACGGCTCGCTTCGGTCAATCTCGGGTGCGTTTTGTATAGAGTTCCTTACGACCGTCGTAGTAATAATACTTGATGGATTCCCCAGTACGTTTCTCGTATGGGAGGTTCAGAGCAGGTATCATCTTGCTCATCTCACGAGGGGTGGGGCAGTTGCTCCACCTCTTCATCCAGAATCTAAGTATATCGTTACTGGTGAAATAAGTCTCGGGTGGGACGTTATCTATTATGAGTTGAGCTATCTTCATCCTCCTGCTCTCTCGAATTGAGAACGAACTCATTTACCCACATTCCCATCTTGCCTCCCAGCATTTCTGATTACAAACCCTTCCACAATTATATTTCCAGCCTCAGTGTCTATATCCACAACCTTCATGTTACCAGCTCCGATTGCCTCCTCAATTATCGACATCTTCACATGCCGAACCGTATATCCTAAATGCTCTGCTCTGTGACACATCACGCAGACCTCCATGATATTGTCCGCACTGGTGTTGTTAGGGTTCCTGTCGAGATGGTGTAAGTGGGTGTTGCCTACTTTCTTGCACTTAGAACATACCCCTGTTTTCTTGTGTATGGCATGGGTTCTCTCATAACCTCCTTTCCTCTCGGTGTTCTCGCCTAAATACCTCGGGTTCTCGACCCCATATAACGCTCCAGAATCTCCCCTCCCCAACTCGAACTTGGCTACCCATGCTCTGATTGTCCGAGGGGCACAACCGCACATCTTAGCGATTTCCTTTTGAGATTTGCCCTCCTTGACATACCACCTCTCCAGCGTATCCTTATCTTGATACCTCAAATCGGGACCGTCTCCGTTGGTGTAAATCTCATCCCCTACTTTCAAATCCTTGGCTTTAATCCAATCAGCAGGGGTGTAGAATTCACAATCTTCAGTAACCTCTATCTGATATCCATCATCCGTATAGAATCTGATAACGGGTGCGGAATACGGCGGAGACTTCTTGCTTAATCTTTCATGCTTAATCTCCAAGGTCTCCTCATCTATGCACCTTAATTTCTTTCCTTCGATGGAAATGGATGAGAAACGTACAACATCTCTTGCCAAGACCTTCTTGACATTCCTTTGTTTGCCCTGCTCATATAGGCAAACCCCCTCAATGTTAACACCCATTATAATGAGATATAAGAAGTTATATAAATAGTTTGCGTCTGTTTTATATATTAGTAATAACTTTGGTGGTTAATTATTCATTTATTCATTTCATAGAGGGGAGAATATCCTTTCTCCACTGCCTCTAAGAATCCGATATACACCTTCGCCTTCTCCAAATCTTCTACCCCGTTCTTCTCTTTATATCTCATAATATACTTAATGACATTCCCGATAACATATCCTCTGAACTCATCGGGGGTCATGCCCTCATACATGAGTTCAATTGGTTGCTTCTTTCGCCCGCTCTGCCTGTAGTGTTGTGGGTTCGTTCTTTCTTCTGACAATCTCATCTTCCCCCTTTAAAATATAAACTCTTACTTTGTTCTCTTTCCAATCCCCTCGCTTCAACATGGGGTGCCCCCTCATATATGCGACCAGATATTTCACATCAATGGTTCTGCTGTATGACGGACGGATTTCCGCAATCTTGTTGAGCATAGAGTATGAGGTGAATGTGTCTCCCTCTTCGGAGTTCCTAAGAATCTCATCCACCAACTCCTTCACCCTCGCCTTACGTGGAATGATAGGTTTCATAAGAAGGAGATGTAATAATCATATATAAATTGTTCTCTGCATATCTTTATAAAACAAGTATTGTATGTCTTATAGGTGAGAGCATGAATCCCGATGGACAGTGTATAGAGGGGCGTCCGTCTGCAAACCGCTGTGTGGAAACGGATGGACAGTGCAACAAATATATTCGTGTAAGTATCGCTCTTCTTTTCATAGCAATCCTTTCTTTCATTACCTCTTATATCATAACCTCAATATCCAATCTTATTCTGTCGGAAGGGTTGGATGATGGTGCAGTCACAATACTCTCAACTATTGTCTCTTTGGTTTATTTCCTTCATATTTCTGATTAACAACCCAATAGTATATATAGGAAAGAACATATTTATAAACATGAAACAAGAGTCGGAATGGCTGGATAAGAACAGCCGTATTGTTTTAGTAGGAGATTTGCACATAGGTACGAAAGGATTCCGAGAAGACATATTCAACGACATTCTGGAGGACATCTCGAAACCGAATACTCTTTGGGTAGGACTTGGAGATTATGTAGAAGGGAGAGAACCGTCTCATAAGTTCTATGATTTTGAAGAGTCTACCTTGGCGGTCGGAGAGCAGTATGATTACTTCTTCAAGAAAATAGAGCCTTATGTAGACAGGTGTCTGGGGATGGTTCACGGGAACCACGAAGTAAGTTTGATTAACAAGACTACTCTCAATCCTTTACAGAACTTCTGCTTCGGAGCCAATGTGAATTACTTCGGAGATACGGGGTATCTGACATTGATGTGTTCTGATGAGAGTTATGTAGACACCAAGATGAGAATGGTCATAACACACGGAGCTGGTGGTGGTGCTACAGTCGGTGCATCACTCAATAAAATAAACAACTTCGCCAAGAACTTCATCGGAGATGTTGTTTGTGTAGGGCACTATCATAAGTTGTGTTCCAACATCGAGGTTCAACCCAAGGTTATCAATGGAGTACATACGTGGAAGCCTAAGCTGATAGTCATGAACGGCTCGTGTCTGGAGGGCTATAGGGAGGACGGACTGGGGTCTTACGTCGAGAAAAAGATGTTACCGCCTCAAGCATTGGGATACGCAGTTATTGAGTTTGACAATATGTTCAAACCATCTGCAAAATTGATACCCTATTAAACTTATTATTTAAAAATAAAAATTAAATTGTTTATTTTCAATTTAGTTCAGATAGTCATCTGCTCTATGTAGTCTTTTTGCATATCATCCAACCAATCGAAGACCTCCATCTTCAGAGCTTCAATCTCTCTCAGCTCTATGATGATGTCGGAGAACTCATTGTGTTCCCTAACGCCTGCATCTCCGTTCTTTACCTTAGTCAGAATGTTGTTCAAACGAACTGCCATCTCATTCATGATATGTAATCCCCTTCATTGTTTATATATCTTTGCACGACTAATCGTACCCTGGGTAGTAAGGAGTACTCAGAACGATTCCCAGATTCTCTATAGATGTTTGAGTTTTCTGTACTCTTTAAGGCGCAACAGAATCTCAATGCGGTACATCCCTGTTGCTTTGCTTATGGCCGTCAGGTAGTCAATCACGGGGACATATTTTCTTCCAAAAAACTTTTGGTGGAAAACTTCGTCACCATCCTTCCGAATTGTAAGCTCATGTGCGCACCGCTCTGCGTGGAAGCCCCGCTCTCTTGCGAACCTAACCATCTCGTCGATGGTTATACTCTCCAATTCCCCCACGGGAACCATGTCTGTTATCATTATTCCTTCGGGGAACACAGGTTATTTCCCCTCGTAGTTACACCAATCCTCAGACAGCAAATCAGATTGAGATGCCAACCAAGGAACCAAATCGTCCTGCGCAGTCTTCATGTAGATATAGGGCAAGGTCATTTTGCTATTTTCATCGGGAACCTGCATCTCTATATACATCCCCTTCCCGTTCCAGCCCTTGCGCTGTTGTCTCTTCCCTGTTTTCAGCCTATTCAGTGCGACCTCGAAAGAATAAGTAACGGGTCTGAGCAACGCCTCCTGACCTTCAGTGTAGATGCTCTTCGAGGGTTGGAGGGAAGAGTCGGATTTGGGAGCAGTGCGCACTCCCGTAGAGTAATCGGGCTTCATCAAACCGACTGCCTAGTTAGTCTGAATGTGTGTACATACACGGGTCCGCTGTATCCTATTTCCTTCAGATATTTCTCCATGTCTTCAGACGAGTAGAACCCCTCTGCCTTATACATAACACAGCACATCGCACCAGAGAGATAACTGTATTCCGTAACGCCTGTTATCTCGAACTCCATCTTCACGCTCTTTTCAGGATATTCCACGAGGAACGTGTCCCCTATCGCACCCTTTACTCCTCTGCGCATGGTCTGAGTTTTCTCCCCAGACCATAGTGCTTCTAAGAACTTCTCATCAAATTTCAAATCTATTCTTGCCATGTTTCTCACTCCTTGAATTGTAATATAACTCCGCCAATCTCTATGACACTGCTCTCTTTGGACAGTATCTCATCCACTATTCCATTCCTGTATGCGAAAATCGCACACTCCCTGTCATATCCTTCTGATTCCATTATCATCTTTATCATCTCTTCTTTCCACCCCTCATCAACTAAATCAAGGATGTCGTCCATGATATGCTCCTCATAATCATAGAGTTTGAATTCACTACCGTTTATGCTGACCAGATTTCTTGCCATGTTCTTATCCCTCAATACCCATAATCAGCCTTCACATAATCTGATATGTCCAGCTCCTTCACTGTGTTCTCATCTTTCACATGATGCAAGAACAAATCTGAACTGTAATATCCGTTCTGCTCATCGTAACAGCTAACCATCAGACATATACCCTGCTTAGTTACAATGTAGAACCCCAAATCGGGTATCGGAACTATTGAGCTCAATATATCCTCAAAGAAATCCAAGTCTTCCAGATTCAGGTAGTTGTACTCAGTGCAACCCAGAGGGTATGCCTTCATACCATCCCAGTCTGCATAGACGTTCTCACAGCAATCTTGCTGATGATAATCCGTCAGCTTGCTCCCGTCGTCAAAGGTCATTCCATCGCTGGTCATAGATGTTATTTTCATAATCTCGTTCTCCTTAATCCTATATGTGCGTGGGCGTATATAACACCTTTCATTCGGAGAGCAGGTTGTAAACTTCTTCGCTTATCTCGTCATAGCCATCCAACACCCATTCCACCTCGGTATCGAGCCATGCTTTTTCTTCAGCCAACTGTATCGCTTCTTCCTCAGATTCTGCTTCGACCAACACGTTATATGTTGCCGTGAATGACATCTCATAATACTTCATATGGACTTCACCTCGAAATATGTTACGAAACTGCGTATGAGAAAAACGTCCTTTATGCTTTGATAGAGTTTATCTAGATAATCTGGAACATCCTTCTCTCTAACCAGCTCCAGTTTACACAGGTTCTCAATCTCCTTCTCAGTCGATTCAACAGACTCACTGCTACACCTTAGCCCATACTCGCCTCCCTTTATAAAATAGTACTCTACATAAGATGAGCTTGCGAACAGAATACATAATATTCTCTGATTCTCTTCATCATAAAGAAAGGTTCCGACTTCCAACTTCGGACTCATCCGCATTGTCTCCAGAATCTGTGCGCATTCTCTCTCACAATCTCTAGCTAGTTCTTCTCCCCTGCTCCCACGATATGTCGCGTTACAGTGCGGACATACGTATGTAAACTCTGTTCTTTTCTCAACCATCTCAATCTCCCCTCAACTCCAAATACTTCTCAAGCACTGCGTCTAATGCATCTGCTCTTCCCTCGTAGTAGTGATACGCTCCACCTTCATCGTAAGAACTGTATTCACTCATTAAGTCCTCGTACTTCTTTATTTCCTCTCTCAGATACTCTTCAAATTCCTTCATACACTCTTATCCTTCTACACCTATATAACGTCTTCTTCCTTACAGTATCCTTTGTACTTACAAATTCCTAGTGACCTGTTCTCAAGTAGCACAGTAAAGTATATATATGCACACAGCGAACTCATGAGCAGACACAACGAATACACTGCGAACATATGACGTACTGTGTATGCGTCTGAGAAAGGTCAGTTAACACAAAATCCTTTAGACGGATATTTTTTTCAAAGATTAACGGGGGAGTATATATTAATAGACTGACGGCGAGAGCCCGAAGGACTCTCACCTCAGCTCACGGAAGGTCTCGAAGGCTGTGCTCACACGCCTCTTCTTTGACTCGACCAAGGCACCGAGAGTATCCTTCCTCTCCCCGACCCAACCCCATGCACAGTTCACGTGTATGTGATTGCCCTCCTCTCCTTTCTTCACATCTAACACATCCTCATGCACACAACCCGTAGCGTACAGGTATCTGGCAAGGATACACTCTCGTGTGTCAGGATTGCAGGGAGAAGGCCCTTTGCGGGCCTCCTGTATCCACTGCCACAACACATCCCCGTTCCACTCATACTCCAGCCCCGAAGAGATAGAACCCTCATCATGAGAGAAGGTGTTATGTCTCATGTCTCCTTCTTTGTACGTAGTCAGTTTCACTCTCATCTCAGACCCTCATCGGCTTGTACGTCTTGTCACGCATCTTCTCGCATTCCTTCTTGACATATGCAATCATCTGCTGACCCGTACCGCCGTGCCAAAGAGACTTAGCAACCTTCCGAGTAAGGTCTCCGTAGACCTCATCGACATTCAAGTACATCGGCACATCGGCAAAGGTCTCGACGAACTCACGCACATCGACCATCTCCGAGCACAGCTCTTCCTCTATGTAGTCTACGAAGCCGTCCGCCGACCCGTACTCTATGATATGCTTACCGAGAATCCTGTAAGCGATATCTGCATCGCTTCCCATCTCGCTCCACCCCATCCACCGTCCGAGTCTCTTGAACATCACATCAGGGTTGTTGTTCCTTATCGCATTCACTGTCTCTACTGCTTTTATGAAATTCGTATCATTCATTGTTTCACGTTCCTTTTTAAATTGTTTAGATTAAGATGTTTTTGTCGAACAGCCCGTAGGCTATCACATTCATTCTCTTGTCCGAGTGATAAGGGCAATGCTTCATCGAATGATTCTCGTTCCCGACCATCATCAAATGACAGGCATCATCGCAATCCTCGCCTTTGCACACGGTTATCTCCAATGTATCACGGCATCCTCCACCGCTGACACCTCTTATATACTCTGTCGGAGAGAACCATTTACCTTTAAGGTTCCCTTCAAAGATACCGTCCCAGTCCTCTGGGTAAGGTATCACAGCCTCTCTCAGCCCGTCCTCCTCCGCCTGCAACTCTTCTAGCGTGTATCTTCTCTCGCTCACTGTACCACCCCGAATATCTCCTGCTTCTCGAAGAGGTAAGGCTCTCCCTCCTGCACTACTGCACAGGCTATCGCCTTGCGTACTTTGCACGCTATCTCCTTTATCGAATAGTTGTTGGAGATGATTTCATCCTTCAGTGCGAAATTCATCAACTCTCCCTTTAAATCCTCGTATGTGTAAAGTAGGGGGTGACTTATGCCCTCATCCACGTACAGTCTTCCGTTCTTGATTCTCCCCTCAGCCAGACGAATCAGAGTCTTCATGTCGGGGAACTCTGTGCTGACCATGACATCACGGTAGAACCTTCTCATACCCCTCACGCTCATCTCCTCTCCAGCGAATATCGGATGGATGGTTATGTTGAACCCCAGTCCCTCGGACTTTCCGTCCACGGCAAGGTCGTCCACGATGCCCGACACCGCCCCACGAACCCACATCTCGAAATGTGAATCGTAGACACCATCCTCCTTTCTGAGTTTCACGAACAACGCTGACTGAGCATCCTCGAATGCCTTGATTGTTATTGCTCTCAGAGAGTCGTTGCCGAGTATACTCTCCGTCATGTCTCTCGGAAGGGCCTTAAGGTCATTGCTCATGAGTCTCCAACTTATAGGGATGCCACAGACCTCCCTGTTGAGATACACCACGTTCGTCATTTCAGTCCTCCTTCACGAAATCGACCTCGAAGTCCCCGTCATCGAACTCGCACTCATCCACGATGTAATCATAGATGTCCTCGGCAAGGCTCTCCAGGAAGTACTCGAACTCCTCTCTGTACCTTACAGGGTCTACTGCTTCCAGCGTCTCGCTGACCTCATAGAATCCCCCGAAGACATCCACCGTCTTGCCCGTGTTCAGATAGTCATCGAACGCCTCGCACACGTCCGAAAGGAACACGCCGTTGAACAGTTCCCTTAAGTCGTTCGCATGGTTGACATCCATCACATGAGACACGTTGCCCGTGCCCCTCATCTTGCTTGTTATTCTTACTTTCATTTTATTTTCCTCCTTGGGTTTTTCTCCCTATGACCATATAGGTCATAAGAATATTTAACCTTTACTCATCCTCCCTCTCAAGGCGCAGTCCTGCTATCTTCTTCCAGGAATACTCCTGTAAGGAATCCCACGCCTTCTTCAGCTTCTCGTTCATGAACTCCTCGAACATCCAATCATACCGTTCCTTATCGTACATGAACAGTACATCCGCTGAAGGATGCTCTTCATCAAGAACGACAGACCTGTACTCTTTATTGAGATGTGCGTCAAACGCATCGCCCATATCAACTGTGTAGTCATGCTTCATCAGAAACAGGAATTCATCCAGATTCTTCACTTGATAGGTCTGCTTCCCTTCATACCTCGATTCCACGCTGAATCTTATCTTCTTTTTCATGTCTCTTCCTCCGTCTCTTCCTCCGCCTCTCTTATGTCGAATCCGTCTATCGCATCCGACCAGCCCTTCTCTTCCAGGTCGACCCAGATTATATCTTCGATATCCCGCCTCCAATCTTTGTAGAGTTCGTAGATGCTATCCATCATCTCTGTCATGAACACATTCCAGATATCGTCGTTGAAGTCCGAATCCTCTATAATATCCTCTACGGAGTTCAGTCCTGTTCCCAGATGGAATATCTTTTCGGTCTCGTCATTCTCGTTCGACACCTTCACGACATAGCGTGTGTCTATCACAGTGACGTCCAAGATTCTCTCAATCTCTTGAAAGAAGGATGTTCCGTTGGCACCATCATAGGCCTCAATCAGATTCCATACATCATCCCCAGTCCTGTCCCAGATGTCGAGAGCATAGATTTCTCCCGTCTCAACCTCTTCGTATCTTATGTGTAGCAGTTGTTCTTTCATTTTTTATGTTCCTCCTGTTCGGGTTTTTCTCCCTATACTTACATAGGTTAGGGAGTATATATACCCTTCGTTCAGTCCTTCACCAGGCATATCCACAACTCTCCCATGTTGTGAAAGCCCGTCCCCTCCAGGTCATCGTAGACCTCTGTCATCTTCTTCTCCAGCCAGTTAGAGTATGCCTCTCCCGTTGTGTATTCTTCAGGGTCTTCCGTGAAATTCCCGTTGAACAAATCCTTTGCGAATTCCCAGATGAGTATCGCATCGTACTCTTTCCCCAGCCAATACCTGAACTCATCATAGTCCATTGTCAGTATGTATGCGTGTTTGAATTCCGAGTTCATACTGACCACTATCTTCATCCTCTCCTTCTTGTTTATGTTCATCTCCTTCCCTCCCACTGCTTCTTCCATTCCTCTCCAAAGTTCACATAGATTGCATCTCCGTACATACCCTTTGCGTCATACAGCCATGCAACCCTGTCAACATCGGGGTCATCATCGTGAACATATCCCCTATACATCCCGTCGGCTATGACCAACGCCTCTTCCATATCATCAGCCATGATGATGTCCTTCGTTCTGTCATCATCTCCGTTCTCGACGTTGAAATCCGCCGTTATCATTACTATGTGTGCCATTTTGTTTTTCCTCCTTGCGATTTTCCTCGCTACAACTACATAGACGTAGTAGTATTTAACCCTTTATCTCCGAGCCTATCACGTAGTTCAGATATCCAATGCATACTATACCGCCCAGCAATACATCTATCGGTCTGTCGTCATCGTCTATATTGAAGGTAGCTCTCAGCCCTCCAAAGTTAACAGACATGAAGAAAGCATCATCAGCCCATCCGCACATCAAAAGGAGACCCCCGTCTCCCTTCTGAATGTGCATACGCCTCTCTTCCTTCTTGTAATCCCCGTGCAACCATGCCTCTATCTCCAGCCATTCGTCTTGAGATATGTCAGCGATGCTGTTGACATTAACAGTCATTAATCCGTTCTCTGTATTCAGTTCTATTTTTTTCATTGTGTTCCTCCTCGGCTTTTCTCGCCGAATCTACATAGGCGTAGGTCTATTTAATACCTTCGTCTACTCAATACCGAGTAAGTAGTCTACCGAGATAGTAGTAACAATAATAGTAGTAACTAAGAATTGAGTACCTACCTAATAGATAGTAGAGTAGGCATACCAGACGAGTGATGGTTATCACTCGGCTGTTTGGGGTGTAGGGGACTGTGGGTTGGCTTGATATTCAGTTTATCACGGATTTTTTTGCTGTTCAACCAGGGGGATATATTCAGATGCTCTGACGGTGAAGGGGTTTGGGGTGGTTGGTATCATACCCACACCACCACCCTATCGAACCCTGCCTCGAAGTCGTCGTATCACTCATCGTCTTTTTCAAAACATGGACAATATGTATCTTCGTACATATCGAAAGGCATGTTAGGGTCATCATCCTTTTGACAACAGAACATATCTCCATCGTCGTAAGCCACACTGTCCGCATACTTGCATGTGTTGCATTGTTCTTCAGTCATTGCTTCACCTCTCCTCAATTATTAAATCGTCCATCATATCGTCGGTTAGCAGACGCGCGTGAAAGTCCTCATCGTCAGTAAGGTAGGTTATGATGTAGTCGCCAACCATCCAATAGGTGCACGGCTTGTTATATTCACCATGCACACCATTATAGTATCGCCAAGCATCCTCAGCGTTAATCATTACATACCTAAGGTAGTGTTTTGATTCGTCAAGGGTGTAGTAGGGTTGTACATCCCACGCTAGGTGACCGTCCGTCGGTATACTGTCAATCACGTTGCTCATTTCCTTGAGTGTCGCCATTTTTCACTCCCCTATAAGAGATATAGACCCGACCATAACCCCGTCTCTCCTAATCTGTGCGAAACACCCCAAAAAATCTATATCATCCGCATACATAATAAGTCTCCCTATATGAATGCTGTATTTCCAATATCTGCGGTGAACCCTGATTATGACAACGTCTCCAATGGCTACGCTCTCTCCGTCCCCATCTATGAAGGCTTGAATCTTTTTGGTGTTGTTTGCTATTATTTCCTCGGTTGTTGCCATTTTCTTTATCTCCTATATTTTTAAGATGTTTAGATGCGTGCAAGCCCCTCAGATGTGTATTCGAACTTGTACGTCCTTCCGCCTACAAACGCCTTCACATAAGCGTTTCTGGCGATTCCATCTGTAGCCGCAAGTCTTTCTATCTCGGATACGATGGCGTTCTTAGCGTCCTTGGTCAGCTTGCGGTCATCAGTGGTAACCCCAGACACACCCGCTACATCCTCTCCCCATCTTCCCCAAAACTCGATTGTTGCTATCATTTTGTTTTCCTCCTTTGGGTTTTTCTCCCCTAGCACTACATAGCACTAGGGGTTTTTAACCCTTTGCCTAAGCGTAGCCCAGCCTCATCCTCCAGGCCTCTGCCTCTTCTCTCTTCGGGTACGCCTTACCAATCCCAGAGTAGTCCGCACTGGCTTCATGCCCGAAATACTCCCTTGCCAGCATCAGCCTCTGAATCTCACTGAACACGATATAGTCCAGTACGAATTCGGGTATCCCCTCATTATCCAGCACCGTGTTGATGGCTATGACCTTCATCATCATTGACATGGTGGACATATGGTTGGGCTTCTTGTCCATCCAGACCAGCTTCAGCACCGAATCCTCGTTGACCAGACCCATGCCCTTCAGCCTTTCAACCGAATCGTTCAGATTGCGAACCGTTCCTATGCCGTCCTTCGCATACGTTCTATGCCTCTTTATGAAAGAAAGCTGGTTCTCCTGTGCGAATTCGTCCGATAGGATGTATTCTTTCATTTCGTCCGAGTAGCCAGCATCCTGACCACTTATCTTCTTGAACATGGTGTGAGCCAAGTCCTCCAGTACCTGCCTCGGCGCATACTTGAGATAGTCTGACACCTGGAACTCCGCCCATGAATTAGTCCTTTGCCAGCGAACCTTGAAATCGCTGAACGCCCCAAAGCTCGCCCTGACTGTGTTGTATTCGTAATCCTCGCCTACTTTGCTGAACACATCCATAACGTATTCGTCATTGTTCTTTGCCTTTCTTGCCATGTTCTTTTTTCCTCCTTTTTGTGGGGTTTTCTCCCTGCATCTACATAGACGAGGGAGTATATAACCCTTTGCTTATTCGTCCTCCTCTTCGTACACCTCTATCTTGGTGATTGTCAGATTTCCCATGTAATAAGGTTCTCCTCCTTCAAGAGTTGATTCTATGTCCTGGCTAAGACTGTCCAGATTGTCCAAGAGTCCGCATCTGAACGCTGTCGGGTCTATCTCTTCAAATGCCCTACTGGATGAATATGTGTATCCGCATATCTCCACGTCGCCATAGGCATCGTCCAGCATAGCCCGATATTCTTCCAGGGCTTCCTCTTCAAACTCTGAATCCATAGCCTCTATCAGACCATCGAAGTCTTCAAAGAGGTAGACTTTTCCACCTGTTGTTACCATTATCATTTTTCATATCCTCCTGTTTGCGACTTTTTCGTCGCTATACCTACATGTTCGTAGGTGTATATAATACCTTTCATCCTACGCAATACCGATATTCCTAAGAGAATACCGAGTACCTACTCTATTCCGAGTACCTATTCATTCTTAAGTCGGTATCTAAAGTATATCTACTGATTTTTGAGTAACCGAGAAACCCGTTGCAAAATTGGACTGCTCCGAATGTGAAACCTATTGGGTTTCACATGAGGACGACTGCGCCACTCAGGCTTTGCTGGTTGGGGGGGTAAATCAGAAACGCATACTTTTTTTCAATGAAATCACGGGGGACTATATATGAATAGCCTGACGGAAAATCTACCAGAATTTGCGTAGGTACTGGTTAAGGGGTGGATGGGGTGAGTGAGGGCGGTCAGCGCAAAAGCCCACGCCTGACCTAATCGCCCATCCATGAGAAAGGATAAGGAGTTTAGGGGCGGGTTTCAGACGATGCCGATAAACCTCCTGTTGCCGTCCACGCCGTCTATCTCTAAGCGGAAGTCCCGTATCCTCGCACAATAGCTGTGCTCGCCTATCTCGGACAGCATCGTGTTGATAGCGTCCCTGTCGCTCGCCGAATATGCGCCCTTGCCAATGCTGAATGTCTTAGCGTCATACTTGAAAATGTCAACGCCGTAATGACTCAATTCGAACGAGCCATCCCTGTCATCATAGAATCCTAGGTATGAGCCTTTGCGAACATACGCTCTCGGTTTCTTGATTGCTTTCTTATGCAGTTCCTTTACGATTCCTATGCTTTTCATTTTTGTTCCTCCATACCTACATACACCGAGGTGTATAAAGGGTTTTCGGAAAGGGGTTTATTCGCCCTCCATTATCGCCATGGCGTAGGTTCTCATGATGGGCCTGGCCAGCCCGTCCGATGGTCTTATCTCAGCCAGTCCAGCCAGTTTGAACAATTCCCAATAGTCATATTCGTCAAATGCTCTCTCGAATGTGTCCATGGTCGGTTTCTTTCCGAACGTGTTTAGAAAGTCCCGATAGCACCACTCAACCGCTGTTGCAATGATATCGCCCGACAGTTTCAATTTCCAGCCAGCACCATATTTCTCATGATACTTGACGGACAGTTCGGATATCGAAGTTTCGTTAACTCTCTCTGCTATCTTCAGTACATCCTTTTTCGTTGTCTTGAACAACGCTATATTTTCCGACATTTTCTTTTACCTCCTTCTTTCGGGGTTTTCCCCGACATGATTAGTTAAGGCACGATAGTATATATATCTTTGCCTAAAGTCAAACGACAATGCCCGACCAATTTTCGAGTAGCATCCAACCAATTTTCGAGTAGCATCCAACCAATTTTCGAGTAGCAGAATAAGTGGTGCTCCGAACACAAGACACAGAATGGTCTTGTGTTGTGCGCCACTCAGGCTTTGCTGGTTGGGGGGGTAAATCCAAGACTCAAACACAGGAATATTTTTTTCCTATGTTCTCAGGCCCATATGTTTAATAGCCTGACGGAAAATTGAGCCTCACTCAGCCTTATGAACGGGCCTGAGTGAGTAAAAGGTTTGGAGGTATGTTTCTTTCATCCTAAGACTGATTCACTTCAGTCGTCCACATACAGAGTCATTCCGCCTATCCTGTATTCGTTGCCCCTCTCCAGCTCAGCCCGTGCATCAGCCAGCTCTGCATCCCAGTACTCTAAGAACGCTGTCCTGTACAAGGTTTCGTCTACTGCCTTGAGTGCTTCGCTGGTTGCATAGTGGTGTCCGAAGATTACCGCATCCTCTAAGTCGTCCAGGTACTCGTCGAATACCTCCTCCAGGACATGCTCGTAATATGCGAACAGCTCATCGTCCAAGTCAGCTATCTCTTCTATTTCGATTATTCCGTTTTTGATGTACTTGTTGTCAAATTCAGCTCTTATGTTTATCATGTTCCTTTTTCCTCCTTTTGTGGGGTTTTCTCCATGTTTCCTTAAGTCGTAATTACATATAAAGGTTTGTATAAGGGGTTTGGTTAAAGAGTTTGTTCAGTCCCCGTTTACCCTGGACTTTATTTCAACAGTCATGGGATTTAATTTCCCAAATTCCTTTTTCCCATACTCATTTCCATGAAGGAATTCTAGGGCCTTCTTCTTACTGTCTTCTAGCTCTTTAACTTCTTCAGACGTGGCACGGTCGTTATACTCGAGATTCTCAACAAACTTAGTAGCACCTTCTATGGTCCACATTACATTATTTAAAACTGAGATTTGAACCTGGAACGTCCCGCAAGTGATATCCGTGCACATCGGCGTTTTGTTCTGGCCCGATGACATCATTTGATTTTCCCCACATTCTGGAACGTCTTTAAGACGCTCATAGGTTTCAACGCTCTTTACTTTGTCCAGTGGTCTGGTCCCCTCGAACGTATATACGTGTCTGTATGTTTTTGTCATTTTTTTCATCTCCGTATCGGGTTTCTCCCCGACAATACCCCCTACGCCGTAGTAGTATTTAATACCTTCGCCTACTAAAGAATCCGTAGCCAACTCAATATATGGTTACTACTCAATATATGGTTACTATAAATTTGGTATACAAACCAACCAAAAATTGAGTAACCGATTTTTAAGTAGCAATGCTTACCAGACGATTGTGAAGTATTCGCAATCGGCTGTTTGGGGTGTAGGGGACTGTGGGAGGTTATTGTTCTCTTAAGTATTCAGCCAAAATATTTTCTCTGTTTTCCCAGGGGACTTATATTCTATGCACTGACGCTCGGCTACAAAAAAAGAGAAGAGGAAGGGCTTTCGCCCCTCGGTTTCAACCCTCTATTTCCTCCCAAAGGGTTATCGGGGTGGGCTCACCGTATTCGTTGCTCCCTATCGTGTACTCGTCCCCGTTGTTCAGATTCGATATCAGGCACTCTATCTCCGATTTACACCACGCCTCGAACTCGGAATCGTATGCCTCTCTATCCACCATATAGAGGGCATGAGCTGGATTGTATATCTTATGTGACCCAATCTGCCCCACTGATACGAGGTTAAACCACGCCTCGAACAAGTCGTCCAGCATTCCTTTGAATTCCTCAATCAGCTTACAGTACAGTTCGTTGTAGTATTTGACCTCAACAACCCACGTGACTGACCCCGCCTCTACATCGGGTACAAATCTTGCTCTTATTGTCTTCATTTCAATTCCTCCTTAGTGGGGGGATACGGCTCCCCCCGAGCCTCATTCTTAAGCCCCCCATTCCCTCCGCCCAGGGACGGTTTGCCAGGTGTCGCTCTCATCCCTGACCGCAATCACAGTCGCCGTCATGAATTTTGTTTCCACAACGTCGCCGACATCGCACAGCCAGCCCTCGAACTCATCGGCTATCTCTTCCGCCATCGCCTCTATGTGCCTGCGCAGACCCGATACGTCATGATATCCCGTATCGCTCTCGTACGGGATACGCCCGTGCACTTCCTCGTCGTACTCTACTTCCATGAACGTGTCAATCAGACGCTCGTACCACTTGTCCAGCAGGTAAGCCTTCATCTCGTCCACATTCACGCCTCTGTCAAAGACCAGCTCTTCCGAGTAGTCCTCTGCCTCTATCTTTATTTTCATTTCTTTTCCTCCTTGATTGGGGGGAATCCCCCCTTAGGGTGTGTCCTCATATATGTCCCTCTCGACATACACCTGAGTCATTAAGTCCTGATTGTCCATCACAATGCACCTGAATCCTCCATCAGCCATGTTGCAAGCACATTCCCCAGCTTCCTCTCCAGTCTTGAACCACTGGGTGATTATGTTGTTCACGTTGCGTGGGCTTATAGCCACAACCGAATATCTCATGTTGCTCATATCCAATACCTCCGTCGGGATTTACCCGATGTAACCCCATCGGCACGGTAGTATATATATCTATGCACAAAATTGAACCTCAATTCAACCAAAGAATAAGTAGGTTTTCAGACCTACCAAAGAATAGGTAGCATAGACCTACTCATTTCTTGGTAGCACAATCTCTCTTCTTACCAGACGGCTGAGATTACATCTCAGCCTTCTGTTTGGGGTGTAGGGGACTGTGGGAGGTTAGTGGTTCATTACATCTGACGAAAATATTTTTCATGTTCTTGCGGGGGATATATGTTCTATATGCTGACGGTCGGCCTAAGCCGACCATCTTGGCCTTTGACCCGACTAGTGGGGTGAGGGGGTATAGCCCCCCTCTTGCTCTCACTCCTAGGCCTTGTATGGGATTCTCAGAGACCCAATCTCCACACGGTCATCAATCCTGATGCTGTCTGCCTTGCCATGGACGGCTATCCCTCCCATTTCGAAGGTCAACAGGCAGTACCTGAACCTACCGCCCCCCTCTGTTCTTAAGGACAGGGGGTAGCCGTGGATGTGGACATCCCCCGTCTTGACCAGTTCGCTGATTGTGAGCCAGTCGTTGCGAGACAGGTTAGAGATGTCATAGTCCACAGGGGTTATCACGGTCTCGAACATGGGTGTGTGGTCGCTTAGAACATTGAGATTCAGAGCGACACGCTGTACGCCTTCCGACATATTGTGTGTGTTCATTTTCACAACTCCTGCCGATTTGGTTGGTTTGATTCCCTTCCGATTCGGCTAAGACCCCCTACGAGGTGGTAGTATATATATCTACGCTCAAAATCGACACACAATCTAACCAGAATTTAAGTAGGTAAACAGACCTACCAGAATTTGAGTAGGTGAATTCCTACGTCTTACCAGACGGTTAGGGATTATCCTCAACCGTCTGTTTGGGGTGTAGGGGACTGTGGGAGGTTATTGTTCCTGGATTAGACTCCGCCAAAATGTTTTTTCTGCTTTGACACGGGACTATATTCTGATGTGCGGACGGTCGAGGGGCCGAAGCCCCTCTGAGTTTAGTCTATGCGCCTCCATCCACTGGGGCACTCGCCCGCACTGTGTCCGCAACACGGGTAATCCTCACACCCGCTTGACCAGACATATCCGTCCGTGCTCTCGAACTTATCACAGACTCTGCGCCCCTGAATGACCTCATCCATGAACCCGCTGTTCTTCCTCTTCAGGCATCCGAGTGACCTCGGCCTCTCCTCTGCGTGGATGCATCCCAGGCAGTTGTTCCATTTTCCCATATCTTACACCTCCGTGTGTGGGGGGATACGGCTCCCCCCGAGCCTCGTTCACAGCACCATCTGACAGAACGCTCCATGGTTACCCTTAGAGCCCATGTCTGTCTTTGCCCACATCTCTTCGGTGTATGCTATACAGAAACGACCGAACCCGTCCCTTGCCAGCCCGAATATGCGAGCGTGGACATCGCAAGCGTCTTCATAGGAATCAGCACTTATCTGAGTCCACCCTCCGCTGAAGGGGTGGCTCTTGCTGGTTCCGTATGTAAAGAAGAACACCTGTTTCATTTTTCATTTCACCTCCTGCCTCATGGCAATACCCAAGAAATCGTGTGAGTATATATATCTGTCGTCAAAATCGACACCAATCGCTACCACATTCATGGTAGGACACGACTGCTACCAACAAACAGGTAGGTTGGACTGCTCCACGAAAGAACTCAACACATCGTGTTGGGTTCCAGTTGGAGCTACCTGCGACGCTATGGCATTGATGGCTGAGCGGGCTTTACAGAACTCAAACCGCACTGTTTTTTTTCCTAATTCCTTACGGGGTTGTATATCTATATGCTGACGGTCGGCTTTCGCCGACCTGGGTTTAAGGGGGGCTTTCGCCCCTCTCGTTTAGGCCCCCCCGATATCCAGTTGGCCGATAAAGTGCCTTCCGATACCAACCAGCACGATTCTGTCATTGTGAATGCCCAGCGGAGAACCCTTGTCAGCATCCCAGACAGACGAGTTGTAAACGCCCCCCCTCTGACTGAATGATGCAACGAGGTATCTCTTCCCGTACTTATCACGGTTCACGCTGAAACTCACGGTTGATGCGTCCCCCGCCTTTATGGTTGCGTTTGTTCTGTTCCAACCGCTGGCATCTGAAAGGCGTTTTTCTAAATCTTTCCACTGGGAAAGCGTTACGTCCTCGAATCTCTCGCACTGGATAAACAGCCAGCATCCTGCTTCGGATATCTCTATCCCGTTTTGTATTTCCATGTCTTTTTCCTCCTTTGCGTGTAAGAAGAAGGGCCGAAGCCCTTCGGTTTAGGCGTGCCCCCCCAGCACGTAAATCGTTGCAATGCCCTTAAGGCACGGCAGGCGACATTCGTCAAAGTAACTGTCGCCTATCTCCAGAGGGTTAGTTGACCACTGGTCGGTGTAGCGGTCGATGGCCTTAGCCATCCATATGTCCAAGGGCTCACGTGCCTGGGCCTTCTTCGTCGTGTGTGTGGCCAGGTACTCAGCGGTCATGGGCCTCCAAAGCTCACGAGAGGCGAGGATGCCCTTCAGGAGCATGTCCTCATCCTCAAAGTATAGTGCCTTATATCCGAGGCATTCGTTCATGGGCTGGCTGGTAAACCCGTATCGGGTGTACTTTTGCATATTCTGCATTGCTGTGTTCATTTTCTTTCTCTCCTACCAGTCCCTTTCGACTGGGATGAATATGAGATTCGTTGGGGAGTATATAACGCTTTGCCGAAAATCGAGGCTGTTATCTACTAATTATTGGGTTGGATGAATGAAAAACCAAGAAACTGTTAGGTATAGGGTTGAGTTTGGGGCCCCCCTCATCGCACACATTTTTTTCAACAAACAAAGGGGACTATATAGCGTTATTATCTCAGTTGATGAATTGACATAGTACAACGTACTACACCCTCCCTTAGAAGGAAACAGATATACTATACAAGGTCAAATAGAAGGTCAATAAGAAGACGATAAAGGCAATAAGGAAAGTAGTAACTAAATGTGTATAATAGTAGCAACTAATCACTAGATTTCTACACGAACCCCCCGACATAGAGAGCAATCACGAGAATGACATTATTCGAAGTATGATTTGACACGGAAATGACGGTAGTAGAGGTGAAAGAGTGAGAGAAGGATGCGGATGCCGTGGCGCACACCTTTCTCACCCTTTGAGGGGGAGTGCATAGCGTCACGGGAGAGGCACAGTCCTACTCCTCTCAATTACCTATAGGCTTTGAGAGTATATATGCCTATCGAACTTACTCTAGATGTAGTAGATACTTATTGTATAGTAGATGTATTTGATTGTAAGATGAGGTGGGGGTTGTTTACTCCCGCTCTATCCTTCTCTGTGCTAGGTTGTAGTAGTTCTCATCTAACTCTATACCTATGAAGTTCCTGTTCTCTCTCTTGCATACTACGCCTGTTGACTCCGAGCCCATGAACGGGTCTAATACAGTATCTCCTTCATTAGATAAGAGAGTTATGAGTTGAGTGAGAAGATTCTCAGGTTTCTGTGTCGGGTGTGTTCCTTGTGCTCTTTCTCTCTTAGAAGCTACGGCGCAGTCTATATGGTCATGAATCGCCTTTCCGTTGTTGTTGAACGTTCCTGTTCTTTTGTCGTTCACAAAGTAAAGCCAAGGCTCTATAGATGATACGAAATGATATTTCATATTCCTCGGCATAGGATTCGTCTTATGCCAAATACCTGTCGTTTTGTAATAGAGAGAAGTGTTCTTAGCTAACGTTATGAGGTCGTTGATTCTAAATACGGATGTGAATACTATCGCCCCCCCCCCCTCTGCGCAGAACCCTCTGAGCCTGAGAGAGGAAGTCCGACATCAACACATCGAAGCTTTTGTTGTCGAACTCGTCCCATGAAGACTGAGCGAAGTGATTCGGACGCATTGTGTGAATGTTTGATTGTCTGTCTTTGCAGAAGTTCGCAATGTTGTAAGGAGGGTCTGTAAGGATTAAGTCTATCGAGTTGTCGGGGATTTGCATTAGAGCTTCTATACAATCTGCATTGATTAAGTTAATCATACGAGAGAGATAGAATGAAAGTATATATGTGTATCTAAGATACTAAGGAAGGAATATCTGCCTAAGAGAGAGTATCTTGTATAGTAGATTGTTTTGTTGAGGAGGGGGGGGTTGTTGTGTGTTGTTGAGGAGGAGAGATGAGAAGGTGAGAGGGAGATGAGAAGGTGAGAGGAAGGTCTAGCTCAATCCTCTCAGTTACCTATAGGCTTTGAGAGTATATATATCTTACTATATCGCCAGAGAACAAGTAACTACTGATTGTGTAGTAGATATTATTTTGTAAGGAAGGGTATGGGGGACTGTTGTGTTGTGTGAGTTGAAGGAGATTTGTTGTGTGAGTTGAAGGTGTGTGAGGGAGTATGTTGGTTGAGAGAGAATAAGGTTGTGTAGGTGATGTAGAAAGGAACCTACTAAGGAACGAGTATCTATTTAAGAAGATTATTCATGAAGATAGAGGGGAGTTGTTGAAGGGGGAGAAGGGAAGGGGTTGTATTGGGGTTATGGTGTGTTGTGTGTGAGGGTGAGAGAGAGAGAGAGAGAGAGAGAAGAGAGAAGGTGAGAGAGTAATGACTTTCAGCCGTGCAAACTGTATTCTCTCAGTTGGGTATGTAAGAAAGAGTATATGTGGGGTTGTGAGAGGGAAAGTTCAGAGGTATAGCTGTCGACTGAGGGAGCTGTGAAACAATTCCCCAACTATACCTCCAAGGGGACTTACCCCTAATTATATGTATGTATTGTTTGTATATAAAGGTTTGCATAAAAGGTTAATGATAAAATGGCCCCGTGGGCCGTTTTAATACTCCTCGATTATCAAATCATTCATCATCTCTTCAGTCAGCATATCGGTGTTAAAGTCAGGGTCATCGGTAAGATAGGTTACGGTGTAGTTCCCCACCAGCCAGTATGTACATAGTTCATCCTTCACATACACACCGTTGTAGCCATTGTAGTACAGTCCACTGTCCTCCGCGTCGCGCATGGCATACCACAGGATGTTCTTCACAATGTTTGAGTACATGCGGGGGGTATCCCTCAGGATTTTAAACACAGTCCTGTTATCATAAACACCGTCAATCACCGCTATCATTTCGTTTTCCGTAGCCATTTTTCATTCCTTCTTAAGGGACAGAAACCCGATTGTAGTCCTGTTGCATATAAGACGCACGGTATCGGGCAAAACCTCTATTTCATCCACGTACACGTCGAATCCTCCAACCCTAAAGTGGTACACGTATCTCGTAATGTCGATGTTGGATATGGTGACACCCCCAACGGTTGCGCTCTCTACATGTCCGTTTATTACCGCCACAAGGTTTTTTACGTTCTTAGCTATTATTGCCTTGGTTGTTTCCATTTCACGCCCTCTCTATTATCAAATCGTCCATCATGTCCTCAGTCAGCATACCCGCATGGAAACCCAAATCATCAGTAAGGTACATTATGACGTAGTCGCCAACCTTCCAATAGGTGCACGGCTCGTTATATTCAGCGTATACACCGTTGAAGTACCTTCCCTTATCTTCAGCGTCAATCATCACACACTTAAGGTAGTGTTTTAACTCATTAAGGGGGAAGGGCCAAACCCCATATGTTAATGGGTTGTCTATTGATATACTATCAACCACGTCACACATTTCCTTTAGTGTTGCCATTCTCCTTATCTCCTAAAGGGTTCAGGGGCACCGCCCTCTCTCCCTCTCTAAGTATGTATATACACTATGAGTATATAAATGGTATGATTGAATAAACTTAAAAAATGGTTGGGAAGGGGGTTTGTTACTACATACGTGAAAACTCTGAAAACCTCTGCGATGTTAAAGAGGAGAGTTGGGGGGTGCGGTTCGCCCCATAAGAACCGTGGCTCCTCAACTATTAGTATAACGTAGGGACTGCAACCTTGCACCAAGTGTGAGAGAGCACGGTCTCCTACGTTCCTAGATTTAAAAAAAGGTTTAAATTCTCAGGTGTGAGAAGTAAGCAGGTTCTACAGAAGCACCCACCGACCCACACGGCAGATTCCTCTCCTTCAGGAACTCTTTCAGTGCAGACTTCATGTGGTTGCACAAGTCTGCCTCATGTTCTGAGAAGTTGGGGGTTGTAGCAAAGGCCATAGAGAATATCCTATCGCTTATGATTGTGTTGGATTGTCCCGTGATGTATAGTTTAGACATATGCGCTTCCTCAGAGTGATATGATGTAATCCTGCGCTGTTCTCCTTTGTCTTCCTTTTCACAACCATCGAACACCGCATTCAGTATCTTCTTTATCTCCTTCATGACTGTGTTAGCGTCGGGGCACTTCACAAATTCTAAAGCTTTGAACTTCTTCTTATAAGAAAGATGTACGTCTGATACATTATTCGGGATGATGAACATCAAATCATCTGCACGAACATCCTTATTCAGATAAAATGTCTTGATTTGCTCTATACCTGCGATAGTCTTTATGAAAAATTCTACTTTAATCAGGTCGGGGTCATTGCATGATTTAATCATACAACCATAATGCAATGTATGTATATAAATGTATTGTAAAGAGTTTTTGTTGTGTTACAACTTAGAACGGTAACACAACAAGACCGCCTACAGCACCGACGACCATAAGGCACATTCCGAGGAATTTAATCTTAGAATAAAGGTCAAACTCCTCGAAGTTCATATAGTCGCCTATAATATCAAAGAGCGCATAGCCGATGATACCTATAAGCAGTATAGCGTAGAATATTACATCCAATGCCATATCCCTAGCTATACAGTTCTCCTATTTAAAGATATTCCTCACAACCCACAAATCACAATACCGCCCACATTCGGGTCCTCTACCACGTTGAGGCCTGATGCTTGGGGTTGTTTACTCGGTTGAGAAGATATTGCCAATTCCTCTACAGCCATGGCTTCAGGATACGGAAGCCTGGAAGATTTGGATACGCCGTATTCTGCATCAAATACACGAATAGAGGACACATCTCTGAGATAAATCCCTTCTACGGAATTATCTATGTATCTTACAAAGAATATCTTGTTTGTTGCAATGGATTGGAAGAAGTCAGCTACATCATCATATGAATTCATTTCGGTGTAAAAAGAACGCTTGGTTCCATTAGACATTGTTAACAATATCTTCTTTCCGTTGGGTACTCCGTTCATTGCAATCTATTGGTAATTAGTAAGAACATATAAAAAGATTACCATGAGAACCTATCTATATCATCTCCCTCGGTTTCATCGCCATTGATTAGGTTAAGCCTCTTCCCGAAATCAGATAAGTCCAATTGAGCATACTGAACCTCTCCGCCGTACATATGGTGTGTATAGGTTGCATATCTAACGCAGTCGGGAGTCTCATCCTTCAGCTCCAGCGGTTTATCGAAGAACTCTCCAGGATTGTCGGGGTCGGGTTCCCAGCAATACTCTATAAGTTCGTCTGCCGACCTCGCACCCAGCTTCCCAGAGTTGTCATATGTTATCTTCAGGCTTCTGACATGCGCTATTCCAGCCAACACGTTCTTCTTTGCCTTGAACACACTATACCCTGCACGACCCAATTCTGCAATTCTATCCCTTTCTGCGCTATCACAATAATAGTGTGCGGATTTGGGGAGCTTGTGCTCATTCATGAATCTAATCAAATCCGAGGTGGTTTTCTCCCTCTCATGGAACAGGGTTCGACCATAGGTCTTATCTTTGTAATCTCTAAGCTCGACTAAGCACATAGGGTGGTTGAATCCCCAATCTATCCCGTAGTATGGTTTTGTATTCCATACTTCTTTCGGCCACATCTTGGATGGGGAGAAGGATATGTTGGGGTAAATCTGTCCTTGGGGTACGCTGGGGATTCCGAGGATGTATGTCCTATACCAGTTCTCATCTCTCTTTGCGTTCAGGAACCACGTCAGAACATCACTGAGAGACACGTAGTGATTGTCAATGAAAGTGGAGAAATGAACGTTAGAATACTTCTTAATCTCAGAATCGCCAGATGCAGAGAATGTTTGAACCGCCCAGTTGCTGTGAGAGACGGGGTTATAAGATAAGAACATCTGATTTATCCTGTGTGGTTGAGGTCTCCTCAACCTTGCGTTCAACTGCATCCAAATATTTGCATTGATTTCTGTCGCTTCCTCCACCCATATATAGTTGTAGTTGTCCGATTTGACCTTCTCTGGGTCGTCCAGCCCGATGAACTGTATAGTGCTTCCGTTGTGAGGATTCGTTAACTTGAAATCTGTAGAGTTGAGCCAGTCATATGCTGGGGCTCCGAACTCCATCAGTGTTTTCATAATGGAGGGGTTTCCTTTGTAAACAGACCTCTTCAACGCAGGCATGGTCCTTCTAACTACTGCTATTGAAATATCTTCTTGAGTTAGGAACAAATATGAGATTCTTTGACAAATTGCGTGCGAGTTGTGAGTTACAACAAAATCATCAATCATATACAGGCTCTCATCATCGTCCACTGCGATACATTGAGCATCCCCTTTCCCGATGTACTCTATATTGGTTATCTTCAAGGAGGGTGGTTTGCCAATCGAAATGATATATCCGCCACAATCCGAAACCGAGGCGGTTCCGCCCAAAGAACGAACCAACCACTGCAAATCTTCCACAAACTCCCGTTGGGACGAAATCAATATAGTGTCTCCGTCCTTCTTTGAAACTCCTCCAGAATTCAGAATCCCCAATAATAGTCGACTTCTTTTTTTTGCAGTGGTGAATTTGAATTCCTGGGGGATAGAGGGCGGGTGGTCTGTTCCGAAATCTTCCCCGATAGAATATAAATCAGGTTCGTTGGGACAACTATCCTCAAAAACGGCTGGTTCTGGGAGAGGTATGGATAGGATGGTTCCAGCATCAAATTTATCTTTTAACTGTAAAGTGGTGTTGATAGAAGATTTGTTTTCAGAATCAATCTTCCAGAGGTGGTCTTTGCAGGCTGTAACTTCCCTTCCGTCTGCAAATGTGAGTTTGTATAAATCTACGTGTTGAACGTCTGATTTCCAGATTACCTTCTCTAAACTACCCTTTGTAGAGCATATCGTCTGTCCGACCTTTATATCCTCCATTCTAACGTAGCCTTTAGGAGTTATCACTTTGGTATCTAATGGAACCGCTTTGCCCGAACCAGCCCCTCCGACAAGTACTAAAAACCTGTGCTCGTCGTCTAACCAGAGAACATGCTCGAAGTGGTCTAAAACATGAATACTCTTATCAGAATGGTTCAGAATCACTCTTCCTCGCCCTCATCGTCTTGGTTCATGAACTCAATCTTTTTTATCATATCTTCCGAGATTTCCTTCACCTTAACCTCTTCTCCGTCACCCCAAAGCTCTTTGAGTTCCTGAAGGTTGTTCTCGATGATTGCTAAATCTTCAGGGCTACGTTGAGTTTTCCCGTTCACGAACGTGAAGGTGATGTTAGTCTTATCTCCCTCCTCGGCCTTGGTGTCATTCTCGACCTTGCGCTTAAGGTTGTAGGTGTCGGGGTCTGCTCTCTCTAAGAGATACATTGCGACGAACTCCTTACCTGCCTCGAAGGCACGCTCGTAGAGGGAAGTGTGAATGAGAACGATTCCCGTCGCTTTGGCTTGGTTCAATGCCAAGAAGAATCTACCTTTATCAGAGAGTAAATCTGCAATATTCGTTTCGGCGGTTATCTGCTCTTCTGTAATGGCCTCCAATTCCAATTTCCCAGCCCTTAACCATTTATACGTAGTGGCAGGCGCAACACCAGCGAAAAGGCTCGCAGTGGAGATGGCAATGCCCTTTGCGACACAATCCATGATAACTGACTGCACCTCTTCGGTGAAGCAGTGAGTGTTCTCCAAAGTTGCATCCTTGATGTCGGCGAGATTCAACTCATCCACGTTGATTGTGCGTTGGATGTCGGTTTTTTCTCTTTTACGTTCCAACTCATCTTTTTCCAAGGGGAAGGGGAGCATTTCTCCAGCCATGCCCCTGAAGTGAATTTTGAGAAATATAAACTGTTTGCGTTTTTAGATGTGTTGGTTATCTTCTGTGTCTTATTTTGTCATGTTCTGTGCTGTATTTTCCAACGACTAAGAACACCGATAGAGCCACTACGCAGATGATGACGAACACAGACCATATGATGCTGTATTGCACCTCTGCTCCGCTTAGATATTGCCAAATCATAGCCACCATGACTAGAATGGTTGCCATAACAATCGCAATCAGCCCCGTCTCCATTCGTGTCAGAATAACCTGACCATGTTTATTGAGTATTCCGTTCATTTGTTTACCATATAGACATAGTATGAGAAGTATTTAAAAGTTGTGGACGGGAACGGAGGCTTTCCCGACCACAACTGCAGATTATAGAATAGATATATAAATCTATCTATACATTTCGGTCGTTTTCTCTATCATAGCACCCAATTGGATGGATTCCATGATGAGGGCGACTGCGTACCGCTTCATTCTCATGAGATTGTGTTGTGAGATTTCTCTCTGTTGAGGAGAATCATCCGCAGATTTCGTCCTTTTCCAAAGAATGTCGAGTTCAGCGGTTACACTCTCAACCTCTTCCATCATCTCTTCATACTCTTCTAGGACGACAGCATATGCCTCATGCAGAGAGTTGAATCCCCCAAAGCGTTCGTTTGCGAATTCGAGTTCCTTATCTATCAAGTCGTAGATGATGTTCGATTGTGCCACTCTGAACTTGAGTTTCGATTTCTCCTCATCGGAGAGTGTGTAAGCATCTTCATTATTTGCCATGAGCATAAAACTCATCTTTCGTATTTAACATTATCGTTATCTCTAAAGAATTTACTATATAGCGCAATGCTTTGGCCGAAACACGGAACGGAAGGGTTATATACTGTTATGATGATGTATGCTTACAGATATGACTGAGAAAAATATATTCGGAGATGCGTTGAACGTAGCAGTAGGGTTGGCGATAGCCTATACCTTCAGACATTTGATAATTGCAGGATTCCTATTCGCACCTTTACTGTTGTTGATGTTCAGTTCACCTGCATTGGCAATTGTGTCCCTATTGACTATAATCCTGCCTATCTTGGACAGCATCCAGAATAATGATGGTGTAGAGGGGGCTGGGAGCATAATTACGGGTGGTGTGTTCATTGCATTCGTCTGGTTCGGATACTTAATGCTCGCAATAATGTTTATTTGAATGTCGGGGCCCATACAAAACGTAGATTTCTACTCGCTCTCGTGAGAGGGTATGGGCTTGCCAACACTATGGTGAGAGATTCTCGATTTAAATATTATCGCTAAATGCGACATCGTAATCCATTTCTATGGTGTCTTCTTTTGTGAAGATGTTCTTATCCTTTAGTGCAAGGTCACTGGTCCCCTTTGCGAGAATGAAATATATCTTCGCTTCCTTGCCTTCTAAGGGACGAATGATTCTCGCAAGGGTCTGAGTAGCCGTAAGAGGAGATGTAGCCGTACTGACGATTATACCCACGTTAGCAGGGGGATAATTGAACCCCTGAGAAAGCTTCTTGCAAGAGATGAGGATGTTTGTCTTTCCTTCTATGAAATCGTCCATCTCCTCCTTTCCCGTAACGTGTATGCGATGGTCAATTCCCTCTTTCTCCAACAGAGCCGACATCTGCTTGGCCTGCTCTATCATCATACAGAACACCATTATCTTCTCTGTCTTGTTGGCTTTGACCAGTTCCAATGCGATAGGAAGACGGGACTCGAACATATGTGTCTCTCTCCTCCTCTTATTGATTAGGAAAGCGTAATTCGAGTCTGTGTAATATGATGCTCTGGGGTGTTTTGTCCTGTATTTCGTGATGCTCTCAGACATCTTCGCATATCTCTTCTGCTCCGTGTCGGAAGGTGTATATGTCCCCAAGAACACCTTTGATGGAGCTATGTTCGCTTCATCCCATGAGACCTTCTGGAATATCGGACCAATCTTCTTCTCGGACCCGTTGGGTGTCCCAGAGAGCCCCAGGATGTGCTTCACGCCGAAATCCAGCACCTTGCCCCAAGTAGGAGCCATTACTGAATGACATTCATCTAATACGAGTAGGTCAGGATTCAGAATGTCTTTCTTCTCTCTCCAGTGCTTGGAGAATTTGGTGGTTGCAGAGGAATAGGTCAGATACTCTATGTCGCAATCCGCATACACCTCTTTCTCCCACTGTGAAAGAATGACTTTGGATGGAGCTATCACCCAAACTCTGGCTAATGGGTTCATCTTCACGTATTTGGCTATGCAAATGGCTCCAGCACGGGTTTTACCACATGACGGAACTCCCCAAAGCACCCCCCTGAAATCGACCCCAGACCATAGCCTGAAAGTCTCTTTCTGATAGTCGTATTTGCTCATGAATGAGACCTCCGATATTCCTTGGTGAGTCTCCAGAGCTTGCCAGTATGGGTGTTCCCTTGAGAATCACGCCACCCAGCCATCTCCAGAACGCCTTTCCGAGTCAGTTCGCTGACTCTGGATGTGATTTGGTTCATATCTTTTCCCAGAATCAAGCTTATCTCTTTGCTGGTCATTCCTTCTGAATCTGAGAGGGTGTTTATGATGCAGGCATAACTCGGCCTATCAAGATTGAGAGTCTTCTTGGGGTACTTCTTCCGCCTGAACGATTCATCTTCATATACATCCTTTGTATAGAATGCGTTTTTCATATTCTGAGCAGGAAGGAAATCAATCAAATCGGTTGAGAATAGGTCTTTGGGGACATAAAGATATGCTCCGCAAGACATATACTTAAAAACAATCTGAATATACCCTTTGAAAATGGTGAATTGGGCCCTGTGTCCGCCACTGAACGTTGCTTCAAAGGGGGCAGGAATATACTTTTTATCGTATATTGAAGAATGAACTATTCTCAAAAAAGAATCCAGCTCCTTTCCTTTCAGATGGAGAATGTTGCGTCGCCTTATATTCTCGCTTCTTGATGTTCCCGATATGAAGAACTCGATGAAATCATAATCTCTTGCCTTCACTTTCCTGGTGAGGACAACTTCTCCGCCCTCGGAAACTCCTATAAAAAGTGCAAGTTCTTTATTCATTGCTTCTTCCCCGTGAAGATGTCTAAATCCTTCCTCTTGATTTCATCTAACATATATTTCAAAGAATCTATTGCAGAATCAATCATTTCCCTTTTCTCTGAATCGGTTGCACTTATGGGAATTTGGAGTTGAATCCTACCCTTTGTCTCGGAACCGCAAGAGAAAGTGTTCGTAGGAACTCCTCTCAGAGGCTTGAGTCTGGCTTCGGAGAATATGCTTCCCTTTACCCTCGGAGAATCATCTTCCGACCAATTCCCACACTTATCGCAGAACAGACTGTCTGAGTCGTCCATGTGTATGAACGTTCCGCCACATTCACAGTTCATTCTAACACCTCGATATCTTCTACATTGAGAGTGATTTTGAGGTCTTTATTCCACAACTTCTTTTCAACCCTCTTTGTATTGATAGCTACTTCTGCGCAATGTAGCAATTCATACTCAAACATTGATTTGGCATGGTGGAGACTGTCTGCTTCAACAACCATTCTTCCTTTGTTGTATTTCAACTCCAAGACTGCATTGGGTATTGTGTAATACTTCATTTTTACACCTCTACATCTTCTATTGGGGTTCCTTCTTTCTTCTCTGCCATAGGGATTATGGTCTCAATCTGTTTGAACTCGGCATCCTTACTACAGAAATCATTATAATATTCGCAATATCTGCACAAATAATGAGGTTTCTTGGGGAAATCCCTGTTCTCAATCATGTCGATATACTTATCACACTCGTCCTCGATGAAATTCAGGGGGGTTTCCTCTATAATAATCTCTTTGTTTGTGAGCAAAGAGATGATTTTGGCGGGAAGGGCATAGTCCTTAACGAACCTGTATCCATGCATCTGCAAGATATATTCTGGCTTGTTAATGGTCTTTCCAGTCTTATAATCCACAATGAACCCCTCGTCTTCGTCAATCAGGTCGATTCTGGCTTCAAATATGACCTTCCTGCCTTTCGGAGTGGTGAATTTCTTCTTAATTGTCTCTTCACCCTTACCCTTCTTGACTGTTCCATCCCCATTCACGAGAAAATTGAAGCCGTTCTCCATAGATTTCATCGCTCTCTCCAGCGTGTCGTCAGGGACTCTTCTCTTCGCAACATAGTCAAAAGGAGTCATTGCCTTACCCTTCAACAAGTCGTCCATGTAATCATGCACAGCGAGCCCTGCGTTGATGTACTTGAGGTCCTTGTCTCCTGTCTTGTGACGTGCGAGATAAAGATAGAGTTTGAAGGGACACTGGTTCCCTATGTTGAGTTTGTTCGCACTTATGTGATAAGTGTCCTTCTTTAAAGGATTCATCGTATCACTCAAGTAGTTCGCACAGAGTCTTCAAATCATCGTCAGAAAGATTCTCGAGGATTATCGCATCCCTCTTATCAAGGAACTCGTTGATAATCCCCGTTGCCCCTTTCACAGAACGAGAGTCGTTGATGTAGTTGATTACCCCCTGCCTGTCTCCTTTCGCTGGTAAGGCCCTTTCCTTTGCATCCTTGGCCATATCGGTTCCAGAGTACACTCTGATACCCTCTTCCATCGAAAGTTCCTCTAATGACGTAAGAGGGCACCCTGTGAGGCTTCTCAGGCATCTGACAACACTGCGTGTCTCCGCCATCTCAATCTTGTACTTCAGCATATTCTCCTTAAGGTTCTCCACCGAAGCGGAACCGTAGAACTTTGAAGGGGTCATGAGCGCAGTCATACAGGGGTTGTTCCAATCGGGATTCCCCTTGCCATCGACATAACCCTGCTGTATCATGAAATCCTTATTCGGGATTATGAATCCCTCACATTCCATGATGCAGATGGTTGCATTGAGAACGTGTATGTTCGACCTGCTTCTGAAAGTACCTATCTGGTCTGCAAGAAACTGAAGTCCTGCGTACCTGATGAACTTTCCTTCTTTCGTGTTGACAATGTACTGCACAGGCACAGAGTCAATCTTTGTTGTAGATGTTATGTTGGTTGACATAGAAAAGGAAAGGGTTTATTAATATTTAAGTCTGTTGTTCAGACGAATTCCAGAGAGTTCAGGATAGTATGCCACCCATCTCCATTCTCTTGTTTGATGTCTATAGAGATTCTTACTGCAACGACCTCCATCTGATTCACAAGGTCCTTGCAATAGGCTTTATTATCTGTGAATGCTTCCGCCATCTCCCTGAAGGCGTTGATATTTTCACCCTCTTCATAGAAGAGAATGTCGCCTCCGCCCTCGCCGTCCTTAATCTCCGTGGTTATCACTATTCTGTATTTACTCATCTAAATCATCACTTATCCTTGGTGCTATCCATATCCTCATGTTGTGAGCTCCATCCGAAGATGTAGTATGAATATGTATCGGGAAATCCTTTTGGAAATAAAAAGATGTCTTACCTTTCGGCATGTTCTTTATGATATCCAATAGGAATTCGATAGAATATGTCCCGACTTGTCCGACCACACTCTTCTCCACTTTGGTCTTAGGTATCTTCACAACCAAATCACCCTTCTTATATTCAGATACACCCTCTATGGAAACACCCTCTGTGTTTGTCGTGAAAGAGATTGCGTCAAATTTCTTAACCAATGGAGCATATGAGGATATGTAATCTTTGAACTCTCCCTCTTCCAAGTGAACAATCACCACCTCGGAAACTGGGGGGGTTTTTGAGGAGATAGGACTTTCTCCGAGAGTGCGTATGCTTGCAGATTTGGATTCAGAGGAGAGGGAGAATATGTTCTCTTTGAATTCGACCGTAACTTCTCCTTTGAAAGATTTAAGATAACTCAAGACTTCTTCGACATTCATCACGAAGATATCGGTATCCAGAGGCTCGGGTTCAAAACGTTTCGCCTGAAGGCTAGACCACATCATCATGGTGGTGGACAAATCCACCACCATTGTACTCAACACCCCCTCTTTAGCATGAATCGTGGCCTCCTGATTGAATGTGGATATCATGTTGAAGAAAGAAGTTAATTCGTTTGCATCATATTGATATTTGAACATAAAGTATGATATGCTAAAAGACTATTTAATGTTTTGTTTTCTCAAATCTTTTCTCCAATTACACACCCTGCGCCTTGCAATGAAACTCCTTGGGAAGTGATATTTGAGGAGCTGTTTGAAAGTGAGGTCGTCTGGAATGTTGCCTACAAAGTCCTTGAAATATCTCTTAAGTGGAAAGATGATTAGATATGCCCCTAATGCCTTGATAAGGGTGGAGAGGACATCTTGCATCAGTTCTGTATCTACTTATCGAGGATGTTCATCACTCTGTCAACCAATATCGAGAACGATAGGATGTACTCCAATCCTTCCTTGAGAGTTATAGATTCATCAGTCAGAGCGAGTTCCATGGATTCCAACGCCTTCTGCAACTCCTCGAAAAGGTTGGGGTCAATCTTGTTAATCTCTTCCCCTCTGTCCTTTATGAGTTCCCTTGCAGTATTTATTACGACCATTGCGTAAAAGTTGAGAGTCTCGAAGCGTGTGTTTTTGAGTAAGAGAATCACACCCATGATTATCACCCCGATTATGACCCCTGCCGAAATTGCAATATCGACTATAGTATCACCAAGAAGACGATAGATTTAAGATATATAAATACGGGGAATCTTTCGATTGTAGGCGAAACAATGTAACACTTGAAACCTTTCTCTATAACTATATAATAATAGTATAATAGTATATTTACTAAAGTTTACAATGTTACAATGTTACAATGTTACAAAGCATGGTTAGTATATAAAGAGTATATATACTCGGGGTGAAAAATGCTGTAACATTTCGTGTTACACAGTTTGAAAACCTGTTACATTTCCCATGAACAACCCTGGAAATAGAGCAATCTTCATACGAATTGGTTGAAAAATCTGAAAGGGTTTAGTTACACAACTGTCGGTGGTGTAACTCTTGTAAGGACGTTTCGGGTGGGATAAGAATCCTGTGCGAACTCATTCTTATATCTCTCCAAGTCGGGGTTGTTTTTCCAATTGCAATTGTTCTCAACCCATGAGTTCACAGCATACTTGACCTCTTTAGAAGGTTTCCTATAATCCTCTCCGAGAATGACGGTGTATATATCCCGTTTACTTATCTTAGACCCAACCGCCACCAAGTTGTTATCTGGATTGTCGAGATATTCATCTATTGCAATCCATACATCCTCGTCATAAGTCGAGTTCTTCTGCATGATTTGAGCGAGTTCGTTGATTTCATCCTTCGGTCCGAAAATCCAAGAGTTCCCCTGGTCATACAATACCTTGGCTTCCGCCCAGACCTGCTTGGCTTCGTACCTCTCTTCCATATCATTCCAATAATTTATCGTGATTTTCTCTGGGTCACAGAACATTGGAAAGAACCGTCTATTCCCTGTCTTATCTATGAAGAGTTTAGATTCATTACTGGATGCAATCATAATCCAATGCCGTCTGAACACCTTACTCTTTCTCGCATAAGCTTCTCGGAACATATCGGATGATTTAGAGATATACATCTTGATTGCTTCTACACTCGATGTACGCAGTTGCTTTGATTCTGCCAACTCTATAATCTTGGAGCCGAACGTCCTCTCTGCGAACTCCTTATCATCCTCGAAGTTACTCATGGTCTCTCTGTACCAATCATCTTCGTATGCGGTGTAGCGTATGAATCCCGATTTACCGATACCTTGGGCTCCTATGAGAATAGGCACAATCTCATGCTTCGTCTCTTTATAGCCCCTTGCAACGCCACCCATGAACCAAGCACGTGTAACCGTAGTCAAGTATCGGAGTTCCTTCTCTTTGTCCTTCAACGCAGGTGCAGAGGCCCCCATGCGGTCTATGAACCACCTATCAAGACGGGGAACTCCATCCCACTCCAAATCCTCCAACCATTCCAGCCACAGATTCCGCACATTATCTGTACAGACCATATTCCAAACATCCATCATGGTCAGTCTTGAGAACTTCGCTTCTATGTTGAGTTCCCTTGAACAAGACTCTATCATATATCTGAATTTGGAAATGTCGGTATCGTCTGCTCGTTTTAATTCTGGGGGAGATTCACCCCACAAGGCAGTATGCACAATCTCCACACCACCCATATCACTATAATACATATATTCACTCAGGTCGGGTTTAAGATATTTTACAAGGGCATACAAATCTCTCAGGTTGCAATCCATATTACTGTCAAACCCCATAACCTTATGCCTTGTTCCATCTTGCTCTACCAACAACAGCGTGTCAGATTCCTCAATATACACTGCTTCGATAACCCTATCCAAATGACAGACTATCCCACTCAAATCTATAATATAACCATCAAATATTCTTCCGAACAGATTTTTCTTTTTTTTATCACCATGTATCGCACCGAACTCATTCACCATAAGTGGTGCTATTCTCTCTTCAAAGCACTCCATTTCCATCCTCTCACCCTTTGAATGGGGGCTCGTCCCCCAACTCCACCGCCATACGCTCCAATACATCAATTATCTCATTGATGGACGTATAGAATTCACCATCTACAACAAGCGTGGGATATAACATCACTCCGCACACGGTAGCCTTCACGAGGCCATCCACGCTCCCCAC